AACTTTTTGCTCATCCATATTTGTTCCTGCCGGAACATCCTGCGTGCTTCGAGGATCGCCGCGCGCGATGCGGAAAAATTCGATTTTGAGAAATCTTTCAATACCAACTCGTACGGAAGGTTCAACCCAGCGCCAATGAACCTCAGCACTTTTTCTATATATGCATCTATCTGGGCTCCGTTGCGCGCAGGATTGACGGATGCTATATCTTCTCCTGGCCCCAAGTATTCGAGCATCCCTGGCTCGATTTCCTCCAGCCTTTTTGTCCCGCTGGTCGAATCCGATCGGTTTATCGCCGCGTTGTACGGATCAGCCTTTTTGATAAATAAAGCAAAACATGCCGCTACCCGCTGCGCGACCTCTTCCGCTTCCATATATCCGGCAAGGTTCTTAAACCTGTTCAATACCGGAGCAAAAAACGGGATCCCCCTGCTCTGCCCGGGCCGTTTCACCCAATACAAATGGAAAACGTTCAGATTCCCGTACTGATCACGTACAGGATACCTGATATAATTCTCTTTTGAGCTCGACCGGCTGGTTACCGAATACGTGATATCCCCGGGATGCGTTTTTTTGATCCAGTACGCGACCGGTTGCCCCCGGGATCCGAGCTCGATCCCGTCACGGATATTTTTATTTGACCTGAAATCCGAAGGAGTTTCGAGCCGGTCGGACTCAACCAGGTTTAATGCAAGGTTGTACGGCCGGTGGGGTTCATCGATCATTTCCCTCACCGCGATAACCTCGCCATTGATCAGCATTTGCCGCTCAACAAGGTTCTGGATCTCCCAAAAACTCATCCGCTCAGCCGCATCCGCGAACGGTTCCCACTTATCCCAGATCAGTTCCTGTTCGTTCTCCAATTTCTCAGCTTGATCCTCGGATATCCCTAACCGTTCCCAATCGATATTGCTCTGGGGCACTATACCGGTCCCTACGATATTTGACGCCATCGTTGCCACGACGCCGGCTGCTATGTCGTCATTACGTTCCAGGTCGCGGCTGCGTTCCCTCAAATCCGGCAGATCCGGGAGAAGATCCTCGTCTGCTGACCCGCCTCCGGGCAGCCATGAGCTGCGTAACCGGTCTTTGCTAGCTCCTTTATACCCGCCTGAACTCGCGAACATTTTGCGGGCGTAATCGTTGGCCGCCCGGGCCATCCGGCGCTTGAATTCCCATGCAGGAAACAAAATACCGATCACGCTGTCGAGCTTTTCCGGGAACTGTTTTTTCTGAACCTGTTTTACTTCTCTCATCGGTCTCCCTCGTTAGTCAGGATCCGTAAAAGTAACATAATTACGCGCACCGCCGTTTTCGATGGCGATCGCTGCTTCTAAATTCTTTCGCAGCTCAAACAATTCGTTCAATGTTGCGTATTGGATGTTCCTGCCCCCGATCGAATATGCCTGCACAGCGCCGCCGTTCAACCGGTTATTAATAGCGGTATTGACTTTTGATAGTAGCAGCGTGTTAGTAACCGTCTCATCAACAGCCAAGGGTGCAGATAATGTCGACGTCGACACAGCCTTGAAACTCTGAGAATACTTAACATCGATTCGCTCAAGACTGACTTCCACGATGTATACATCAGCAGCCGTAGGCGTGAACGCGATCTTCCAGTTTATGCCGGCTATATATGTGGCGCTTCCGGACGCGAATACTGTCCCGTCGCTTTTATAAACTACATACGTCACTGTGTCGGTATTAAGAGATTCGGGGACCGGGACCGCCGTGACAAACGACTCGTTGATATTTATATAGTCCATACGTTTTACCTCTGTTGACGGATAGTTTTCTCGATGCCTGTGTAATTTCCGCTCTCTTTATCGCCGTCGGTTGCGTCGTTAATATCCGATATCGTCCCGCCCAGCGTCCCTGCCTCCCGGCCTGTGATTGTACCGTTAAGCACGCTTTCAGCGATGCTTGCAGCCGTCTCCTCGCCGACAACCGCTTCTGCGTTCACCGTGGTATTAGACAAATCCACTGTTGTCTGGGTATCGTTCAGCGCCGTCAATGTCCGAGTCGTGGCGTTCCACGTGCTGTTTGCGACGCCCGACACTGCCGTATCGAGATAATCGGCGATACGTTTCCCCACGGATCCGACTGTCGTCAATGCCGACGTCAATGCGTCCCATACCGCTTGGATGGCTGCGGTGCTTAAAGCGTACCCTGTCTTATCATTATTCGTCGCTACAGTCACCCCGCCCGTTACGCTGCCTACCGCGCCGCTGACAGACGCAACGGCTTGCGACGTGGATACGGTCGTCCCTGTCAACCCTACCGTCGCCGTTTGATTGGTTATATCCGCCCAATTAACCCCGATATTATCGGACACGGCCAGCGTGCTTGTTCCAGTGCCGATATTCTGGTATTCAACGCTCAGGGTTTGATGATCGCCGTAAGTCGCGTCGCTGTTGTCCACAACAAAAATGTATTGTTCTGCCGCCGTTTCGCTCGCCGGAGGATTGAATGTGTAGTAATATATGCCGTTGGTCGCGTCCTCGGTCAACGTGATAGTTTTGTTAGTCCATCCCGAAGTCTTGAACGTCGAATCGCTGAAATCCAGCCAGTACGCGTTCGATGCTTTCTTGATCGCTATGGTGGGTGTTTGGCCTGTAACATGATCGCCTGAAGTATCCAAGATAACATAGGTGAATTGGTAGTCATCCTGGATATGCCGCGTCAGGGCTGTGGCATAAATCGGAAACATCAACAAACAGCAAAGGCAGATCGACAATATTCTGTTCATCACTCCTCCGAATAATCGTTAAACCCCGACAAATCCACTTCAGATAATTGGTATCCGCCGCCAAGCGACGTCATCAGCGCGTTTATCTCAGCTATAAATCCTGACACATGCGATCCCGCTCCGTTGCCGCCGGTCGTCAGGCTTAACAGAACCAGATCATCGCCGAATATCAAAAACCTTGCTGATCCGCTATCCCCGCCGCGAATATCGTTCTCCAAATACTTGCGTACTTCTGAACGATAGTAATACGGCCGGGCCGTGTATATCTTGTTTATCATCCATAAAATATACCCCGCCTCCGGTTCGCCCAGGTCAAATTTATACGGCACCTGGACAAGCGCATAGTCGTCCTGGCTTACCCAGAGCATCGGAAGCAATCCCCATTTGAGGTAATCTTCGCCCATGTGCGTACCTGGGGCATACGTATCATCCCAGGACGTACCGTTAATGACTTTGGCATAGCTGATTGTTTCTGGAACAGTACTATTAAGAACGCCAACGGTTATGTCTGGGTAATATCCTGACTGCGGCAAACTTTGCTTGGCGGTTAATATGCGGGTGACGATCGTATTGTCAGGCGCGACAAAACGGATCGTATCATTTACCGCGTACTGGTAATGTGTAGCGAATATAAGGTGCTGCGGCGAAATAAGGCATCCGTTGCGCCTGCCCGTGGGCGTTGAGTATACGGGAACGCAGGTGATATCCAGGTCCTGCGCCCAGCAATCCGCGTTCCTGACATACGTGCTTGTCGCGTGGTTGCGCGTCGAAAAGATTGCCCGGCGCGAAAGGTAATTGTCCGCTGTCGTATTCGACGTCCTGTTCTCAAACCCATCGGCGCAGTACCGACCAAGCGACCCTTCACCGAAATCGATGAACAGATCGTAAACTGACCCTTCGTTGTACGATACCGGCACGGACACGATCTGCTTATAATACCGTTCGTAGTTCACCGGCTGGACCATGATCCGGCACGTACCGTTCGACACGTAAGTCAGGTTACCGTTTGCGTCCACCGTGGCTATGTCTGGGTCGAGCGACGTGTAAACGAACCCACCCAGGTCGCGTGTCGCGTCAAGCGCTTGATAACCTTTAACCTGCCCTTCGGTGAAATAATCCGCGTCGTTCATGGAATATTGCGTCAAATCACGATATGTAGTATTAGTAACGGTGCTGTTGTTGGCGATCCGTGCAACGGCAGAATATTCCGAGGTAAACTGCGGATCGGGCCCGTGAACAGTGGGGCCTTCGGCGCTGAAGTTAAAGTTAAGCGCGAAAGCGGATGCTGTGTATAATACCAATAATATCGTCGCCATTGTAAGATGCGGTCTCATTCAATCCACCCGAATATATCAGAGACGCCACCACCACCAGCGGCATTGTCGTCCTGGTCAATACCTATATTAAACTGATAGTCCCCCGTCAAACCATTAGGTGTCTGTGGATACCCCGCAGCGAGTGCAGGTGAATTTGATGTAAAAGTAAAATCACCAGCGGTAGCATTAGTAAATAAGGGGTTATTCGTAAGTTGTGTGTTGTCTAAAATAATGTTGTAACCAGCGCCAGCCGTATTGTTGTAAAATATATTATTTTGAGTAAGAGGTACGCCACCAAACCAACTATTGCAACCATTATCTCTATTTATGCCATAACCGCCATTATTCATGATGATATTATTCATAAAAATGTTCGGTGTTCCTGAATTCCCTGTAAAACCTATACCATCACCTGTATTTCCATAAAATACGGAATCCAAAATTACTGGATTATAAATAAAAGCGCCATCTCCACCATTTGAATCAAATATAGACTGGAATATAATAGTAGGACTTGCAGATATAATGGCATACTCCGCATTGTCGTGAAAATTGCAACGGTATAACAGAGCATAAGACCCACCGGCATCATTATCGTGGCCTTTTCCGGAATTAGAGGCGCTTTCGCAGTTCACCCAGTAATTTCTATTGCCGCTACCAGGCGAAGTAAATCCCCAGCCTCCAGCACCAGCATTGGTAGATTTACAATTTATATACTCATTAACTCCACCACTCTCAGAATCTACATTGTTATCAGTAGCACCAGAGAATCTAAAATTAGCGACTACCCAGTTCTGTCTGGTATTCATAGCTAAACAGTGGTCTCTGGTGCTCTGACCATCTATGAGAGGTCGGTCATTGTCATTGCAGGTGTCATAATGACTAGTCTTATATCCTAAAAGATAGATTCTTTGATGACCGTAAGAACCGCCACTATCACCAGGAGTCGGCATTTCATTATAAGTTCCTGATTTGACATGAAACCTATTACCATCAAGGGCCACTGCTTGATCTACTGCTTTATCTATAGTAGCTAACCTACCACCTACATAGAAGGTCCCGGCTGTTTCATTAGTTCCGTCAGTGGGGTCGCGGTCTACTGAGATTTCGTTGGTGCTAATAAATTGCGTTATTTGATAAAAGCCAACCACAAAATGTGCACCTGCGCCGGTAGTAGTTATCTGAACTAGATTACCTACCATCGCTGGAGTAAATCCACCAGTAGCACTGGTGATACTCCAATATGGAGTTGTGTGGTCAGCGCATGCTAAATCGGTACCGGTTAATTGTGCGGAATCTTGCTGACTATAGTCTATTCCGCAAGGTTGTGCACCAGAAGTTGGTGGGGTAGCATTTCGAGTGGTATCGGTACCAATATTAGTCGAAGCAACATACCAATATGGCCCACCTGAAACCGTACCCATATATACTTGATAAGTTCGACATAATCCAGAAGCAGCTGGTGAAGTCACAAGCACGCTATCATTTGTAGAATTTGTTACTGTAAATGAAGTTTCAGGAGACGCAACTGACGCGCCATAAGCATCAGTGTAGGTTATGACGCAATAATAAGTGCCTGGAGATATGGTACCCCCGGTCTGTAATGTGCAAGTTGGTGCAGCTGGTGCGGCGGTATAAGGTGAATGAACAAAACCACCTCCGTTATTATCATCACCTGTCGTGGCCACGTCCCATTGACAGGCTGCTCCTACCGCAGCAAGACTATTTTGTGTGATACTTAAGCAGAGCATCAGAGAGAGAATTACTAAAGACAGTCTCTGAATGCTGAGCAATCTCTTCAAATTTCCCATCTTGAAGCTCCTTTTGATTCGAATAGACGATAATTACGTTACCATCAGCGGCTTCTGTCTGGCTTACCAAAACTTTTTTTAGTTGGGCGTTGGAGCTATGGATTAACCGCCAGGACGCATCTATTTCAACATTGTTAAGATTGCAATTCTCAAACGTAAGATCTTTACCTGATACTGCCACAGTATGAGGATTTACCTGGCTAAAATTGCAATCCTTTACGATAGTCCCGTCAGGAATCATGACCTTATGATAGGAATAATTATGGAGCGTAACATCGAATTTTATTGTTCCCCTGTCCACTGCATTCATATAATCAGCTTTTACTGGTATAGCACGAGGCAATATTTTACCCTTTAATATTTCTTGCTGAAGAGCCATTTCGCTTTGAGATAAGATTTTGTTTGTATCGGGCGTAACCTGTGCGGTTGCGACGCCGGATATAATTATAAATAAAACTGACAATATAAATTTTTTCACATCAAATCTCCTTTTACTCAAACACACCCTCAAATGAGCACGTCGCTTTGACATTATCCCCTATTACATTCGTTGTGTTCCACCCCACATAGTTCCCGGCGGCTATTGACGGGTTGCTTAAAGTGCCGTCGTCATTGGTATTCGTCGAGGTTATGTTCATATCTGAAGAATCACAGGGCACGCAATTCGCTCCATTAGCGTCGCATTCAGTGAGCATTCCAATAAGATTTGTTCCAGACGTTACTATGCCATGAATAGCTGTAATCGTCGCATTGTATGGGACACGCCACAGCGCCCTGTCCGCGCTCGCCGTTGCATTGGTTATTAAAAATGATTTATAAAAATTCTTATATGCTGTATGATTGTACATACTCTCATGCGTCCCCACCGCAGGATCACTCTCCACAGTCAAGTATCCTTCCGCGCTATGATTTCCCCAGCCATACGCCTCTTCGCCATGGTCCTCTTTAGTAGTATTCGCGTATTTGTTCGTTGACCCTTGGGTAAGGTCGTCAGTCGTATTGCCGGATAAATTCTGCAAATATGTCGCCGTATCATACCCTATGTGCCCCGTTGCATTTATCGTAACAAAACTTGCGCCCGTCGGCTGCGTCGCTGGGGCAAACCAATTCACGTTCGCCGATGCCACAGAATTACCCGTCAAATTCCAGTAGTAATGATGCGTCCCCTGGCTGGAATAAGAGTATAACCGAAAGACGCCGCTTTCGTACATCCCGCTATCCATGCCGACGGTAATATTCCACGTTTTTATTAATCCATCCACGTCAAGCTTTGAATCCGGCGTCGTATCTCCGATCCCAACACGATCATTAGCGGCATCAACTACGAGTACACTTGTGTCAAACGTCTGGTTGTATGCGCCGAAGGCGTTGGTCTGGTTATTGTAAATTAACGTCGCGGGCAAATCAGCCGGCACCACATTCGCCCAGCTGTATTTATGCAGATCAGCTTCCGGCGTGAACGTATGCGTTGACGTGGCTGAGGTGATGTTCAACAACGTGCTGTTACTCGTGGCAAGCGTCTGCGTGGTGGCGTTCAGGTCGTTGATGGTGATGATACCAGAACCAGCTTCCCCTACCTGGTCATCGCCCCATTCAGTCGCGTAATCCGTCGCGTTAGTCTTTTTGAGCACCTGGCCTTCGGTGCCGCCTGGTGGGATGAGGCGTGTCTGGGGGGCGAAGTTGGTATGGCCTGTGGTGTTCATTGTCATCACGCTTGTCTCGGTTGGTTCGTCGGACGGGAAATAAAAAGTAGCGCTTGAATCCATACGATCATGCGGTTTTAGGGTTAAAATTCTATTACTGTATGAGTCAGCATGAAATGTATCAAAAACAATAGATACGTCATTATAACTTGCGCCAAGTGTCATTTTTGACGGTATCCAAAACGTAGGAAGAGTTCCCCCTGTTATGCTGCCTCCATTAACGATAGATGTGCCCGCGGCATTGCGTACCCAAAACGATATAGAGCCTTCGTTCCATGGGTCGCCAACAGAAGCACGTCGTATATCAATAACGCCGTAATTTACGTATGATTCGTTGTAATAACCATATCCGGCTATGCCTCCACAAATTGCACCAGGTGCCATATCTGCCGGAGAAAGTAAGCTTCCAAAAGCTCCATATAGGTTAACAAGCCCGCCAGAGCCATAATCTTTGAATCCAAATATTCCAACACGTGCGGTATCATTAGCCTTAATATCCAACGTATTTCCTGGAGAAGTAGTTCCTATCCCGACCCGATTATTCGCCGCATCAACAAACAAAGTATCTGTGTCAAACGTCTGATTGTATGCACCGAACACATTCGCTTGATTCGTCTTGGCAGCGTTGGGAAAATCCATCAAATTACCACCTGCGGTCTCCCCGTCGCCTATCCTGACTTCGTTGGTATCGGACGTAGTCGCGATCTCGCCTTCTTCAAGAACGGTGGCATTGATGACTTCAGCCGTGTCATACCTGGGGATAAATATGCCGAGCGCGTTGCCGTTTTCGTCAAGGCCGAGGTAGCCGTTGGCGACGTTGGGACCGATGGGTTCAAATTTCTCTGACGTGTTGTTATAACGAGGAACAGTGCCGTTGGTCCAGCTTGATGAGGCGACGTCGAGAAGATCCTGGAAATAGTATATGATCCGCTGCTTGGCCAACTGGCCAAATGATGTCTGCGCGGTCAGTATGAACAGGATCGCTCCGACGAGTAGTCTTTCAAGAATGGTTATTTTGCGCATTCGTCATAATAAAAAAGACGGCAGTAAGTGGTTAGGCACCTAACTGCCGTCGAGAAACTTTAGTTCCGCTGGCCGGCGGAACATCCAATCTATATTTACGCTTTTACATTACACCTGTTTGTGCTTTTTGTAAAGATGGTCGTTACTACAGCGTAGTAACGACTTTATGACGCTGACTATGGTCATATTGTTCATTAGATGCTTCCATGCTCTTAAAATTCCAACCGCATTTTTTGCATTTATGATACCTGATTGGCGGCTTGCTCATGTATGTCTTTATGTTAGCGCTCCGGCACCGGGGGCACCGGACTGAGTAGAAGATCACACCGTACCGCTGGGGTTCAGTGCAGACGTCTGCACTATCGACTGGCTGGTTTTTCGGATCTTTCTCTGCCGGTATTGGATCCGGACGAGTCCGCGGGACGTCGGCCAGCCAATGTTTCTTCTTTTGGATCCATCTATCCATTCTTTATCCATCCGCTTTTACGCTGGATCCAAGGAGTCGGACGATCAGAATCAGAGGCCTCGGGCACGGCCATGACTGGCTTTGGCCTATCCTCGGCCTTCAAGGTATAAACATACAGCATTTCGGCAGCAGCTGCAGCATAAACCTCGGCATCCCACGAGTGAGTCTGGGCATGCCCTGATACCGGCTGCCACATTTCATAGGTCTGCCCTCTTTTCTTGTCGCGTTTGAGGACCTTGTGCTCATTACAGAACCACCTGATGTAATCGTCTGATGGATTCTTAAACAAGTTCCATTTCGGCGTATCGTCTCCTGTATTTATCATACGGGCGATCTTATCCTTGAAATATGCCGTATCCAATAAGTAAAGCAGCAATCCTCCGGGGATCACCCTGCCGTTAGGAAATTTATCAATGTTTGAGGTCTTAAACGGAACACCGCCCAGCTGGTCCTTGCCCTTAATTGCGCGCGTGCAATCACGGTGCTGCCGGCAAAAGTCGTAAACCTCGTCTGTCCTGTATCCGGTATCGAGACAAGTCAACCGAACCGCGAATGCCGGAAGACCATGGACCAATGAAGGGTACGTGTTATTGATCATAAGTTTTTCGACTTCGGCCCAGGTATTCACCTTTTCCTCGAGTATAAGCCATGAGTCAGGATATACGCCCCATCCTCTGATCGTACAGACAAAATAATTCTTCTGTACGTCCACGCCGCCGGTTAAAAGGATTACGCCATCCGGAACCGTGGCCTTTTCATAATCCCGACAAAGACGTCTCAACTGATCTGGCTTGGTCTCTTCGACTTTCTCCTGCCAGATCTGCGCCAACCAGCTATTGATGAAATTCATGAGCAGTTCAGGCCTGTCCTTCGATCGGAAGAATTCCGCAATGACTTCGGAGAACGTTAACCAGGGAGAATAAAGCGCGCTGATATGAAACCCGACATGCGATGTCTGGGGGAAATCAAGGTGCTCAGGCAGTTGACCTTTTGCATTGACCTTGATTGCTGCCGGCAGCCAGATTCCTTTAAGCAACATATTCTGTTTGTGTTGATCAAGTATCCTTTTTTTGCAGTATATGCACTCGTACCACGCTATCTGCTCGATCACGATCCGCTCAGGATCTCTTTCTGTTTCCGGAACCTTTATTTGATTGAAATCTAGAACTTGATAACTATTGCAGTGCGGACATGGTACATAATAATGCCGTTGATCTGATAGATCATATTGCCGCTGAATATATCCATCCTTAGTCGTCGGTGTGGAGCAATCAATGATCTTTCTATTCCAATACACCCGGGTTCGTTCTTGAGATAGCTTCAAAGGATCGGCCTCTTCTCCTGAGAATCTCGGGTATTTGTCTGTTTCATCGCGCAGTAGATATCGGACGGGCTTCGATGACAATGCTGCAGGGCTGTTCGCGCCGGCGAAATAAACATACATACGGTCGAGCTTCATCTGCATTTTTGTAAGATCATCGCTCTCTGATGTTTTATGTTTAGAAAGAGTCGGCGACAGATCGATCATTGGTTTTATGCGAGTCGATGATACTGATTTGGCGTCAGGCTCGCGTGGGTAAACCAAGAGTGTGGGCCCCGGATCTTGATCAATGATATACCCAAGGATATTTAAGCAGCATTCGGTTTTGCCAACCTGGGTCGATGCCATGATGGTGATCTTCTCAACCAGGATATTTTTGAATACATCCATGATCCCGCGCAGGTACGGAGTTCGATCGGTATACCATTGCCCGGGTTCGGATGACGTCATTGGATCCAGGTATCTATGTTTATCGGCCCACTGTGATACGGTGATCTCTTCTGGCAGTTTCCACGCGTTCTGGACCGCGCTAGTCCAAATTTTGGGTTTTGTTATCAATTGAGGCATTCTTTTTCCGTTTTCTTTCCTTTGTAACCGTGAACACCTTGCCGGTCGCAAATGCTGATATAATCTCCGTGATCCGCGCGCGCAACCTGCTATTAATCTGCCGGGCCTCGAGGCCCACGAGCGCGGCGGATATCTGGTTAGGCAGCGCGAGCATTTTGCGCTTGACGGTTAAACTGATCTGCACCAGCTCTCGTTCAACGGTATCCCTGGGCAATAGTTCAGCCATAGCCTTTTTAAATGCTATCTCGGCCAGCTTAGCTTTATATTCGCGATATTTCGCATCCCAGAGATCCTCCTGTGTCTCTTTTTTCGATCCCGCGGTCCCTTTACGCTGATTCTTGAGCTCCCTCCATGCACGGATCTCAAGGAGATCATATAAACCTTGTGGCGTAACCGGCATGCCGTTCTTAACCCATCTGGCCACAGTCCGCACGTCCACGCCCATCACCCGTGCAACCTTCTCCTGACTATCTACCGTACCAGGGGAATCAGGATCCTGCTCCAGCTGCTCAAGCTCCTTGATCTCTGTTTTAGAAAGTGACGGGGTTGAAGACTGACCCCGCTGCAACTTTTCAAGCAGATGTATATGCCGGCGCTTCCTGGCCATCTCCACAACCTTAATTTTTTGATCTTGTTGGTTTTCAATCATGATAGGGCATTGACAAATGATAAGCGCGACCGTAAAATAGTCCTACACGTCACGCGGCTGTAAAAATCTCATGCCCTTAACATGAGGTGGCTCGGGTTAACTCTCGGGCCCGGCCGCCCGTTTAATAATTAAAATTCTGCCATCTGCAAGTTGAATATCACCATCGCCTTTACCATGGCCACAACAGCATCCCGTGGTTTCTATCCCAGCGTTATTCAAAGCCTGAACTAAATCAGCTAAACAGGAATCAACGGCAATTTCATTGCGCCCACTCACCGGCATAGGTTTATATAGCTTCACAATTTTATCTGTTCCCCACTCACACATTAGTCAAGCTCGCCTTCTTCCCCGTGAACTCCTCCCACCTCCGGACTGCGACATCGCAGAACACCAGCTCGAGCTCCATGGCGAAGCAACGCCGGCCAAGGCGCTCGGCCGCGATGATCTGGCTACCTGATCCGCTGAATGGCTCGAAGCATATATCCCTTGGCTTTGTATGCACTCGCATGGGTATAGCAAATATTTCGGTGGGTTTAACGGTAGGGTGCTCAAGTCCGGAGTTGCGCTTCTTGCCTTCCCAATCTATCTCCCAAAGGTCACTGTAGTATTCCGGAGATTCAGGGTCCCCATCTCGCAGCAAATTGACGAACCACACAGATCCTATGCGCTTCTGTGAAGGCCTGGAGAACGGCTTGCTGCCCTTTCGCCAGCCAAACACACAAGGCTCATGCCGCCAGGGGTAAACTGAGAAAGTCAGTATTGTACACGGCTTGACCCAGATGATGTGCTGATGAATGAGCAGGCCGAATTCTTCCCAGATCTTCCTGATCAGGATCAGCCGGCGGTCCGCATGCCATAAATAAAGCGCTGCGTCTTGGTCTACATGGTTCAGGGCGATCGTATAAAAATTGCGGTAGAACTTCTCGGCATCCGGGATATCCACTTCATGGTATAAATTAGACCAGTCTTTGCCGCCATTTGGCCGATCTGCGCCCGTATAGTCAACCATGTAGGGTGGATCCGTGGCCAGCAGCTGCGCCTTCTGCCCATCCATCAACCTGGCTACATCCTCAGCCTTGGTGCTGCTGCCGCATAAAAGCCGATGATCGCCCAGGATCCACAGATCTCCGGGTTTAGTAGCGGCCACCTTCGGCGCCTCAGGGATATCATCCGGGTATTTGTTCCCCAGGGTTTCTATCTCAAGATCGTTACATTCTTCCCGGAGCTCCTGCAGACGAAGATTGAGATAATCCTCAGGCATATCCTGGCGCAACCGCTCAAGAATCGGAATCAAAGCCTGAGTCCAGAACCCTGCAATAGTTTGATTGTTTAACGTGACATTCATAGTCTGCTGCATCATATCATCAACATCGACCATGATGCACGTCACAGACTGCGCGCCGGCTTCCTGCAGGACCTTGAACCGCTGGTGCCCACCTACGATCTCCATGTTGCGCTTATTGATAATGAGTAGATCGATGTATCCGAACTTCTCAAGGCTGGCGCGAAGCCCGGCTAAGGCATCGCCCGTAATATCCCGAGGATTTGAAGGGCAGGGCTTTATAGATGAAAGCTGAATCTCTTGAATGTCTGGTTTAATATTGATCCGTGCCACTGTTACCTCCTGTTTTTCTCGTCGAGAAACGCTGACCGCGTGTATTTATACCTACGTACTACTTTATGACCATGACACACCCAAAAACACATTCACCATCATTTACTCAGGGCGGCGCAGCCGACCCGTGACCCGTCCACCCGGCCGGAAGGACCCGTGAACTATTTTTTTATTTAATAATATTAAGACGTGCATATTGCCCAAAGAATTTTAATGCTGCCTCATTGTATGCTCGGGCTGCATCTTTCTCGTCGATAAATGATCCCAGTCGTATGTTTTTTTTATTCAGCATTATTTGTGCTAACCATCGCCTCTTGATCTTAAGCCAACTCACACCTTTATAAATTGATGTATATCCTGAACATTTTCTTCTGTTCATTCCATTTTGTGAATTAGTTGCAATGCGCAGATTAGCACGAGTATTATTTAAACCATTACCATCTACATGATCTACCTGGATGTGATCGGCACTAGACAATCCCAATATAAATCGATGCATTTTAATAGCCGTCTTACGGTTGCCTGGCATATAAGTACGTGCATACCATATCCCTTTACGCATAGCAGCATGCCACTTAAAAGGGCTAACTTTATCGTAGTCTTGATCGTCGATGATGGCTTCTCGGCCTTGGGTTAGCGGTATTATCTTAGCCATCTATACCTCCTCGATGAATATAACTGTGCCTTCTTTGCCCTTGATGAATCGCACTTCAATGCTAGTAATAAATTCCGCATCATCTCTGAATAGGAATGTTCTTTTAAGCGCGTCTGTAATAGGCTTTGTGCCGCCAATATAATTATCAAGATCCCGATGTTGTGGTGTAGTAAAACTTAGGACGTAAATCAACTTGACGGGATTAAGAAATACCGGCTTCCCTTGCGCTATCCACTCTTTGCCTATAATATCATCAAAGATCTTTTGTAATTTTGAACGGCTCGTCCAGTGCATACGCAGTAATTCGTTCAAGGATGGTGGCAAACGGCGTAATGAAAAATATATCTGCTTAGGCTTAGAGTTCTCCATTCATCCTTAATAAAAAATCTTTTCTGTCTTCAATAGTGGCCTCGATATTCTTGTTGTTGGCCACTTTGAACATGTGCCGCCACCAATCCATGCCTTCCTGGACCAGATGCATCTCAACCCCGCCTCTAAGATCCGAGAAATTAGCAATGCAGTGGTATGTTTTTTGCTTGGTCACACGGATGATTTCTTTAAGAGCCCCTGGAATAAACTCCCGCGGTATATGTTCCAGGACATCAGTTGAGAATGTATAGTCGAATTGGTTGTCTTTGAACGGCATCCTCCAGATAGGCGCCTCAATGAATCCCGATCGATCTCCTTTGATGCCATCTAAAGTGATATCCAGTCCGGTAATCAAATAGCCATTGGCAAATAATTTGCGGGCCGTCTTCCCATTGCCGCATCCAACTTCAAGCAGGTTTTGGTTCTTATTAGCCGTAGCAATAATATGATTCGCTAATGGATCTGCACATCTTGACGCTTGGTGTCCAGTTCGCCAAAGGCCGGCGTATTTGCGCTTCTCTAACGACGCCATATTCTCTTCCATGCGCAGCGTTCTTGACGCCTGAAAGTGCTCGATCACGGGATCAGTTACTTCAGGCGATAAATCAAATATCTTGCAATACGATGCCGGCAATAAGTCTATCTTAATGCCACACCGCCAGCACGGTTTTGCGATTACTCTCTGCAGATTCTCCTGATCGAGTGTATCCGGATGTAGTCTATTTTCCTCTATCCATGCGTTTAATAATTTAATAGCTGGCGCCGAATTCTTAAAGAACATTGTGCCGCTTGCTAGTTGTGTTGCACGAAAGTAATGCACGGCAAAGTCACAGTCCAGATCAATACCAGGATACTTATGGAAAATAGCATCCGCATCAACATATATAACCGGTTGATTATATTTAATTAACATCTCCTTAATGAACTCCGGCTTATAGATACAGTTCTTTTGCCATGATCCAAGACTATCGATAACCTTAATCTCGTATCGTATATTTAGCTTGTCTAAGGATAAACGCAACCGCTGCGCATGCTCCTCATATCCTCCCTTGGTACAATATGCCACCACTATAAAGTTCATACGAACCTTCCATGGGATATACGGCAAGTAAGCGCGCCCAACAAATCATTATAGTTTTTATAGTAACAACGGGTGCACACACTCCCGTTAAAATATTTCTGCTTGCCGTATAATTCTTTGATCTGATCCATGCGGCCAATTCTCATGTCTTCTGGCATATCTAAATCTTCGTCTCCCTGGGCATATTGCGCGCCACAACATGGGTAGAGATATCCGTCCGCTGCGATGACGGGCTTGAGCAAACTGATCAAGCACCGTTCCTGACCGTGGACATACTCCTTACGCCCCTGGTAGATCACCAGTCGATCGTCCACTGCTCGCTTTTTAAGTGCTTCCTTTACCCAAACCATGGCTGTAGCCTCTTCAATTTTAATCAAATCGGAAACCACTCTGATATGCGTAAACTCGTTGGTATTCGCGAAATTGGTGTAAGCAGCCAGGTTATCCGGATCGAAAGACTCAGGAGCTAAGACCACATAGCTAAAAGCCCAGTCAACAATAGGCCCGTGGGCAATAGCTTTCGATATGATCTCCTTGGTGCCTTCCGTGAATTTGCGTTCATCAGAACACGAGATTCGGCACCACGTTATATGCTCAAAAACCTCAGTTGACAACTTATCTAATAATAATCCGTTCGTTACTAATCCCACGGATATCCCAGCCTGATCAAACATTTTTATGATCATGCCGATATCGGAATACATTAACGGCTCCCCCCCCCCGGTAATTGTGACAGCCTCACACCCGAGATCCTGCAGGTCTTTTATCAAAACCCTTATTTGATCAATAGATAATTCCTGTTCCCTGTTTCTTTTACTACATGAACAAAAGCCACAAGATAAATTACACTTATTGGTAGGAATCAGCTGCACATGGAACGGAGGTATATAATTTTGGTTAAGCTGATTAACTAGCCAGGAATTTTTGCAGATCTTAAGCGGTAACGAGTTCGCTGCGGTATACGATAATTTTTTGCTATCCATCTAACCTCCTTAAAGTTCTTTAATTGCCAACATCGCCCGTACCGGGCTATTCTTATAATAGTCTGAATAGAGGCGCGAAACATACCCTCTTCCTGTGAAATATTTTTCCTCGACCTTTGTGACGTGCTTCATTCCTGGGTTACCATCCTCATCCGCCGGTTGATTATCCAGTGCTTCCTGGCCGATCGGAGAAAAGAAGATCACTAATGTGCGTGCGAAATCCTCGCAATCCCCCACAACCTGGACCATCTTTTCATATTCCAAATGCTCCAGGATATCAAATCCAATGACAGCATCAAACGACTTCTCGATAAACAAGCCGCGCAGCTGAGTAACATCATATTTCAAGAATATCGGCCGGGGATAATCCTGTTTGGCTTTGATAACCGCCGGCTCGAAGTTATCCACCCCGATTAGAATCGGAGCGTGGAATTGAGCTATGATTCCCCCATGGCCGCATCCAATCTCCAAGATGCTTTGAACATTATAAAGCTGCATTATCGTCAAACACTCCCGAATGGGTTTTGAGATCATTGCCCCTCCGCCATTTGCAGCGCCAGTCCCAATACATTATCAAGATCTTTGAAATTCTTTTCAGTCACTATATTCACATACTTTGCAGCCATAGGATACCCTGCATACCAATGCAGCCCGATCGTATCCCGGGTAAATCGCACCGGCTTGGGTGCTGGAGAAACGTAGATCTCGGGGATAGTCAAAGCGTCGTAGGCGTAAACCACGTCCATGGGGAGATTAATAAAGTATGGATCCATTAACGGCAAAAGATGGCTCTCTGCATTTATTAAAATAGATCCCACGCTTTGATAATTATCCGGGGCAAAAAACTTATCAACTGATCTACGCAAGTGAGCAAAAAATTGATTATCCGGGCTGGACAGTAAGAATCCGATCGAATGCCGGTATTTAAGATTGGAGCAGACATACGTGTTGTAAGTCAGATCTAGATATATTGGCCGGAAGTAAATGATATCCATGTCAGACCATAAACCGCCGAAACTACCCAGAATCATCCACCTCAAAAAATCTGACTTATGTACCTCTGCCCAAGAATGAACGAATGTAGGTTGACGAAACTCAGCCCAATTGATCTCTACCTGAGCAATCGGCAGATTCTTTAACCGTGGGGTATAATCATCACCAGTAACCGCATATTTTTGTTCATGCGTTGGCCACGGTTTATCAGATGATCCTTGCGCCGGGTAATAATAGTAGACGTCCCATTCCGGGTTATATTTACAAAACGATTTAATGGTCATATACCTCAGGTAAGGTAAGGATGATCCACCCCAATAAAAATGCGCGATCTTGGGTATCATGTAGCGGCCTCCGCTGCCTGCCGGCGCTTTAACGCCTTCTCCCGGACAAACCGCGAATAATAATCCCGGTCCTGACTCTGAGCCAACTTCCATGAAATATTCTCATAATGCCGGCGGAACCATCCCAGGCATTCCGGCAAATAAGCAAACCGGCCGCCTGCATCTACCATACGCAGCACCATATCATAATCCTCACAGGGTTCTAGTTGAAAATCTCCGCACTTCTCCCTCAACTCCCTCCGCCATAGCCAAACAATCCCAAGGAAGTAATGATGCCTAAGATTGTGTGGATCCCAGTCCTGGTTAACCTCACTAGTAAGGTTCTTCCGCTTAACCTCTACCAGACCGGTTTGATCCATCTGCCCGATCTCGCAGTTGGTGTATACAAAATCGATATCCGGATGCGTTTCCAGGAAATCGTGCATGCGCCTGAACGCTTCCGGGTAATACTTATTATCTGACGCGAACCATGTTTCATATTTTCCTGTCGCATGTTGAAATCCAAGATTTAAGGCAGATCCTGTACCGCCATTGGGTTTCCTGATATACCTAACTTTATCCCCTCCGCCAAAATGCATCCCGGGTGTGTTATCTGTTGAACCGTCATCTACAATAATTAACTCAAAATCCTGGAATGTCTGCATAAGGATGCTATTCACCGCTTCCCTGATAAACTTCCCCTGGTTATATGTAGGCATCACCACTGTTATCTTAGACACCAATGATCCTCTTCAGGGTAATCTCATGCTGTTGACATATATTAATGATCCTATCCAGCTTCTCTGCTTCATCTTTCCACCTGCGGGCATTATGCGTAGTCTTTGAATTCTCCATCCCCGGCTGCGTATACCCCGCTTCCATATCCGCGCCCCACAGATCTATCTGTTGTGCGCCAGCTTTTATTGCCAGGGCGATCGCCATAAATACTGTATACTCGCGCCAGTTGATATCCTTCCCAAACGGCATCGATTCGTTAAATGCCGCTTGCGTGCTTGCCGGGAAACACATCTTGGGATACAGATCGAAAAATGTTTGCTTCGCCTGATTGTATTTCCGGATATCGGCTAGCCACCGGTCAGGAATAAAAAGAAGCGGCTTGTCGTGGGATAACTGCATGACTGGCCAGTTACCGCTGCGATCATATACCGCTTCAAACACTTCAAAATCCTGGACAACCCACCACTCGTATTTGAACGAGTAGAGAACCGCTCCGTTAACCGCTATCAGCGAATTATACTCTGATGCGCATAAAGGCCACCGGGAAAATCCTGCTTCGGCTGACGGGCCCGGGCATACGATCGCGTATTTCCTGTTCATGCCCCCACCACTTGTTCGACCCGCTTGAAAAAATCGCCTTTGTGGATATCGAATGCTTTGCGGATGAGTAAGGAAAACTCATCCACCGGCTTTCCCTGCTGAGCCGGTATGATAATATGAGTGACGTCCTTGGGTTTCCCTTGGCCCTCCAGCTCACGTTTCGTATAGTGCCGCTTTCCCGGCACCTTGGCAATGCTAGGGTACGACACATTGTTGTTTGTTAGATTGATGCCGTATGAATCCTTAAAAAATTCCTTTATTTCGCTTTGTTTCTTCCCGTCCTCGCGCATCACCTTGATCTGTTCCACCTGGCCCTCGGTTAATTTCGCCATGATCCCTCCCTTTTCTGAAACTGTTAGCGGCGGGACAGACGGCAAAATGACTCACCCAGGCGCCGTCCTTGTCGATCGATACCGGCATCTTCCTGCCTTCGGAAGTATCTGCCCAGGATATTCTCGCTTGACACCCCCTGCAGAAAGACGTGTTGCCTGCGACATATACCTCTGCCCCGCCTTTAAGTTTTACCCAGCCTGCCATTGACCCCTCTATTTCATCCCGGTTAACAACGCCACGTTTATTCCGCTGGCGTGGATTCTCTTTCTTATAATCATTGGTTTAACCCATCTTCTTTGAAATCTGTGCCACGATCTTGAATACTTAATATTGTCCTCTGCGTTTCTAAACAGTTGAGCGAATGGCATACAACCCATGCGGTACACTTCTTTTAATCTGTGGATATTCTCTCTTGCGTCGTTGCCTATCAAAACATAGCAGTATAAATGGTTTCTTGTAAACCCTGATTTTAATAATATCTGCACCGCCTTTCGTAATGCCTCAATGCCTTGAGGTTGATCACACGCAAGCCAAAGAGTAGATATTGAAAGTGATCTTAAATCATCTGC